ATCACCTGGTGCTGATCGACATCGAGGAAGCCCTCCTCGATGGTGAAGCTTTTTTTTGTCACGCCCTGCTTGAGCACGAAGCGATCAGTGGTCGCGGTGACATCAGTGTCATCGGTAACATTTTCAAGCCCGGTGGCAGCGGAACAGGTAACAACCAGGGCGGCCACATCAGTGACCACAAACGTGCCGTTGTTCCCAGCGGCCGTAAAGCCTCCGAACGTGATTTTGTCGCCGACCTTGACGCCATCGGTGATAAAAGAACCGGACGACCTTGTGAAAGTCTTGGCAGCCGAGTCTACGTCGACCGTGAGCCCGGTGAGGGCGTAGGCAACTGCAAACGCGCCAAACAGCGCGGCCTCCAGCATGTCGTCATAGCTCCCGTATGAGAATTCAAACGGCACATCGAGTGATGCGCGCTTCTGCCCAAAGGCGATATCGGCTATCGCCCGGTCTGAACGCATCTCCTGGCTCTGGAGCTGTGAGCGCTCAAGCGCAATTCCTGATCCGCCAGTATTCCTAAGTGTCTTCATGGCTGGCGTTTCGGGGGTAGTGCCCCACACGCTTTCAGCTACATAAAAAAGCCCGCGGCGCGAACCTTCGGCCATAGTGTCCTCCTAACTAATTCGTTACGTCAGCCCGCCATTCGACAAAGACGGGGACCCCAAAGTAATCAGGCTCAGCCTGACCTTCCTTGCGATAGGCGCGCGTACATACGACCTGTACGCCGTTAGCCGTGAGCACCGTGCCGCGCTTGTAGCACGCGGCAATCCGTTCCGCTTCTTCCGCAACCAGGCCATCCCCCTGGCCAGATTGCCCGAACACGGAAACCACGAACACGCCGACATGGCGGTTCTGCGCCGTCTCTCCGATGGCTGCGGCACGCGGTACGCCCGGGAGTAGCGTCACGCGATACCAGAAGCCCGTTGTCGGAGGAACGAACGGCCGATTTTCCCAAGCGACTAGCGTTGCGGTTATCGCCGCGCCAGGGCTTACGGCAGTAAGGCGGGACCTTAGTGCGCTTCCGATTTCGGTTGTCCCGCTCATTCCCCTGCCCCACCTATATCCCAGCTGGTGCCGCCAGTATCAGCCGCACCACCCCAGCTTGCGTCGTCAACAATTCCGCCGAATTCAGCCATGGTCACGGCCACCATCCCGGCCGGTGATTGCTTGGATGATCCGTTTTCAAGCCTCCCGATATACGGCAAGTTGTTCGCAAAGAAAAACGAGCCGCCATCAGCCGGACGCCACTGCAGGGTCTTTGATGTCAGCTCAGCAGCCGCGCGGGCTCCGCCTGGATCACTCCTCTCAAGCGTCCCGGTTGCCGGATATCCGATAGTCGTTTGCCAGTTCCCGCGCGCCATGCCGGTGCGCACTGGCGTCCGCATAATAATTCGCCGGCCGATTGACAAGCACGTCTTGCGCACGATCTGCGATAGCTCGCGCTCCGTCTTGGCCGCAAACTGCTGAAGGCCGATGGTAAAACTAGGCACGGCACTGCACCTCATAAATCAACGCCGTATCGCCAGGCTCTAGCGGATCCACTTGCACGATAGACATGCTGGAGCCGCCTACCGTCAGCCTCATCGCCGTTGATGGCTTAGGTATCGCTACTCCGGCATCGGTAAGCGCCGCCAGGAGGAAGCGCCGATCGTTGGCCTGCACTCGGGTGCCGTCGCGCAAGCTAATAGAGGCCGTAGCGGGGGAGCTCATATAATCCAGCTCGACAGCCCTAGTCGCATACGATGTCGTGGCGGCTGGCGTAGTCTTTCCGGTTGCCGGGTCAAACACGTCAGCCCCAGGCGCCACAAGCGTGACAGCCTTGCCTTTGCTCCTGATCTGCGTGGCCGCCTTCTGCCTGATGCTTGCATAATCCATGGCTACACCCGCGTGATAGTCAAACCGCCAGACCCGCGCACGATTCGCGCGAGGGCCTGGGTGATGGCGGGATACGCCGTGCCGGCTGGTGCTCCGGGGGCGTACTCGGTTTCTATCGAACCGATTTTCTCACGGCGCACTGCCCCGCCTCGCTCTTGAGATTTTGACAGCGCGCCGGCCTCCGAGAGCTCCACGAGCGCGGCCGCACTGGTGGCGTCTTTGATGCGCTGCGGTACTCCGGTGAGCGGGTAGCTGTCGCGGTCCCACGCATCGCTGCGAGGCCAGTCAAGAGCCTGATCCTGATCGTAGCGCCGTCCAGGCCAGCGGCCAGAGTACATGCCGTCGAGAGCAGAGGTTGCACGGACCAGCGCGGCTTCCTTGCTGGCGTCCGAAGCGGCCGCCCATGCGGCATTGCCACGCGCCAGGTGGTAAGCGTTAGCGTCAGCTACGGACACGTAGCTAACTGCGTCGATTTTACCGGTCCCGTCCTCTACCACGATGGCCATGGATTACTCCTTGCCTTCAGCTTCCGCGATTGCGGCCTTGAGCCTGTCGATAGACCAGCGAGCAAGCACCGTCTTGGCCGCCGGCTTGCCGTTAGGGCCTATCACCTCAAGCTCAAGTGCGCGTTCAACCAGAGGCGCTTTGTCGCCGTCTGTCTCGGTGTTGTATTCCACGTGCTTCTCGGGGTCGAAATCGCTTTTGTTGATGATGCAGTAGCCCATGGCGTTGTCTTTTACGACCTTCATGGTTTCGATCATGCTCACACCCTCACGCCGATAAAGGTCACTAGGCCGCGAACGGTGTCCTTGCTGGCATCCACCTTAACGATATCGCCGGCCGCCAAGCGGAGCTTGGTATCATCTGCGCCGGCCGACATGTGGGTGACGGTGCCGTCAGCCGCGCACGCGATTGCGGTGCACATGGCGTCAGCGGCAGAACCGGCCTGTCCAGCGTTGATCGGGGTAAGGGTTTCGCCTTCTGCGGCCGCGCGAGCCTGAACGATGATGTCCACGATGTCCATGGCGAAGGGCGCCACGAATGCGGTTAGCGCGCCAGTGGCATCTGCGGTGACGGCGTAATTGATCGCCACGGGCGCGTAGTCCTGGATGTCTTTCACCTTAGCGCCAAGACCTACTGCCTGAGCGTCGGGGTGCATCCTGGTAATTTTCTCCGCCTCGATGGCGGTTATTCTGTTAGCCATTCCATGCTCCTTGTAGTGGGCGGGGATTGCTCCCCGCCCTATCGGTTAGCCGAGGAGGATCGCGGCGAATTCGGGCTTTACAAGAGCACAGCCCCAAGCCAGACACACCTCGTACCTGATGCGGTGGTACTGCTTGTACACGCGCACTTCAAACGACAGGCCAGTCAGCGGATCGGTCAGCATGAAGGCGTCATCTGCGGAGTCGCCGCCTTCAGGCATAGCCGGGGCGCGGGTCACCAGGTGGATGGCGTTTTTGTGGAAGGCCATGTTGGCGCGGTAGTTGCCGCCAATGGTACCCTCGACGGTGTTGGCCAGTGCGGCCAAGAGGCCGGGCTTTGCGATAACCAGGTCTTCCTCCACAAGTGCCGCGAACGTGCTCTGGAGGACATACTTGTTGTCATCGCCAGCGAAGGTGATGATGTCGCCAGGCTTGCAGGTGCCGCCGTCGCCACCGTCCACATGGATAGTGGTGTCGCCGATTTTGTAGCCAGCCACGAGATCGACATCCATGCCGGTCGCGGTGCCTTTGGTGTGGGCCTTTACCTGGGCGGACTGGCGAATATCCAGGCCGTCGAGGGGGAACAACACGCCACGGCGGAATTCATCGCCGCCAGCCGCCTGGGCTTGCATGTAGTTGGACAGGCTCTTGAGGTTAAGGGCCGCGGTGGTATCGATTACCAGGGTGCGTTCGTTGCGGGGGCAGCCGTTGTCGTCAAGGATTTTGTTGACAGTAGCGGCATCAGCCATGCTGGCGGCAAAAGGAGCCGTTCCAGCGGTGCCGATTGCGCGGGACGCCCTGGTATACAGGCCGGCAAGGTCGGCCTCGATCTCGTTCACGGCGGCGCGGAGGGCCTGGGCGAACCGGTCGCGGGTTATCTCGCGGTAGCGGCCACTGGTCAACAGGCCCTGGGTTTCCTCGCCGGTGATGCGGACAGGGAAAGCGCGGGACTTGCTGATCGACATGTCGCCGTAGTTGATGGTCTGGTCGCCGGAATCTTTCTGCGCGCCAGCCACGATGTCCTCACCGGCTACGGCGGGAACGATGGGATACCGGACGGTCTGGTCCTTAGCCGCACGGGCTGCGGAACTAAAGATTCCG